TTCTAATATTGTGATATTGTTTTGTTTTCTTATCATATATGTCAATTTTTGTATCACCATCTATACATTCAAATTCCTGTTGAAACTGTCTTTCAGATGTATTCCTGATAGTTTCTTCTTTCCATGCATCATCTCTTCCTGGTACCATTGACCAGTGGATTTCAAATGGAATATAGTTGTTTCTTTTCTCAATAGAATCTTGCCATAACTTATAGAACAGATTCATACCATTAGGAGTAGAAACGATAATAATCTTGGTCTTTTTACCTGATGATATTACAGGGTATACAGCGGTAAAGAATTCGTTTGCAATATTGTTTGGAACGAAAGCAAACTCATCAAGGAACACTAGGTTGAATGAACCACCACGAATAGCAGACGAGGAAGTAGAAGATGCAATGATCTTTGATTTGTTTTCTAGTTCAACAGTACCTTTATTCCAAGTTACCACACCCTGTTGCAACCAATCGGGTAAGTTTTCATATGCAAGTTGATACTTTGATAAAATGTCTCTTGCATTCTGTCCTTTGTTTGCAAGGATTGCAATGTTCTGTTGGTCTGTGAATAATGTCAACCATAACATATATGCAACAGTGGTGGTAGTTTTACCAACCTGACGAGGACATTTAGTGATAACAAAACGATTGTCTTTAAAGATACGTAACATATCCTTCTGGAATTCCCACATTTTAAACTTCACTAGACCTTCATCCACGTTAATGATATGAATGTAGTTCATTGCAAAGTAAACAGGATCACGAGCACATTTTGCGTACTCTTCTAACTGGTGTTGGGTGTATGAAGATTTTGCTCCTGCTTTTTTAAGGAGGGGATTATCTCTATATGAATCTTCAGCTCTTAACGCCATCTGTTTCACCTTTTAATAACTTATTCAATTCTGCTGGTGTTCCAACAAATACCGCTTTATCAATATTGGTAACACCACCCTTCTTTTCGTTTGGGTCCATGTTACGCATTTGCTTTTGAACTGCTAGTAGTTCTTTATTAGCATCTACTACATTCTTTAATAAAGAACCATACACTTCAAAAGCACGTGGATGTTGGCCTTCCTTGGCAATTTGCAGGATTTCCTCCATGGCCTCCTTTCCTTGATCTATGATATCTTGGAGATTATCTCTCGTTTGTTCGTAGGCATCATTTAGATCCTGAGTCAAGTCGGGACCAGATACGGGGGGTAATGTTTTTTGTACTACTGGTAGATCTTTTGGAGTTTCAACGAATGGTGCCACATCAAAGATTTCTTCCATACTTTTATCAAATTTTGACATACTATTTCCTTATTACAAAGTCCTCTATAATGATCCAAACGGATTAGATGTTGAATTGTCTATAATTGGAACAGATTCATCATTAATTAATTGGTTGTCATAAACTTCATTTTTGATAGTAACATTAAGTGGATCAAATGTTATCAAATTATAATGAGCATTACTCGTTAGTCCGATGATTGTTTGGTTATCTACAAATTCACCGGATATATTTGAAACTGATAATGTATTTGCTAGTGGTAACCAAGATTGGACTGTAGCAATAGTTGTGGCATTAGCATATGTATTATCTAATGATTGATATACCAATTCTTGCATACTATAATCACCAGTTCCTGTAATTGCATCAACATCCAAATTTATTGTATAAGCATTGTTAGTAACAACATCATCAATATCGGGAATACCAGTATCAATAACTTCTTGTGAGTATTTAAATTTCTCCATTTCTAATTCATAGAAATATGGTACTTTTCTACCCAACATAAAGAAGTCTTTATTTTTGTTGGTAAATTTGATTTCATATAATTCACCAGTACCATTCAAGAACGGTACATAAATCAAATCGCCTTCTCTTGGTCTGGTGTATGTATTCTGTGGGACTCTTTGAGAGAAAGTTCTTTTTGATAGAATAACGGATATCTGATTTTTGATTTCCAATCCAAACTTACTGAAAAACTCTTTCTCTCCACCATAGTCCATGATGTTGCTTGGATAAATTTCAAGTGGGAACGCTGTGGTAAATTTCTTTAATGGATCTTCACCATAGAGCAAATCCCTTGCCTGATCATTATCATTGGGCAAGTAATATACATCTGTGCCCATTATCTTTATGGACTCTACTATTAGATCTTCTACAAGACGTTGTTCTTGTATTGACCCGTAGTTATTGAAGTAATGGTTGGTACTAATTTGACACCCCCATTTCCTTTCTTTCTTTCCACCAAAGTTTCATTCTTTCTTTATGCAATCTTTGTCTTTCTGGATTATTTTTATAATTTTCTGAACTTACTTTTCCAGCAATAGATGCTAATTTTTTAGTGTCGTTATTATTTTTTCTAGATTCACTCATTTTCTTTTTAGAATCTTCTGAATGTTGTTTCCCCAACATAGGTTTTTGGTGTTTATGATTAATACTCATTTTTAATTTTGTTTCATCATTGTGAGTTTTCCCCAACATTACTGCTTGTCCACCTAATGTTTGGTTGTAACCAAAACAATCTTCAAATCCGACAAAAGTTCTATATTCATTTATAAAATAATTTTCCATTTCATTTAAACAATAATCTTTATCGCAAGAAGAGAATAATTCTATTATAATAAAATTATTATCACCATATTTTCTTATTGCTTTATGTAAAAGATGATTATATCCATTAGAATTTTTGTTGTGAGATTCATATAGATGTTCTTTAAATCTTTCTTCTATTTTCTTCCTAGTAAAACCAATATATGATTTGTTATTAATTTTATTGGTTATTCTATAAATTGTGTATTTCATATTAGTTCATGAAAAATTCTAGAACACCACCATGTTGTGACTCCATCTCATCTTCAAGACGCAACTTTTCTTCGTTTGCTTCATCATAAATTTTATCACCATTGAGTGTAACACCACCTGGTAGTTGAATATTATTGAACTTCTTTAAGTTAGCACCCCATGCCATTTTAATAAGTACTGTGGCATATTCCTTTAACCATCTGTCATTATATACCCAAGGATATGCATCTGGGTTAAGTGTTGCATAACATTCAGCAACAACAATTGTTCCAGCTGGTGCTTCCTGTGAACCCCATGCCCAATCAATATAAAGTTTCTTCATGTGCCTGTTAAAGCGAATAGGAACCTCACCAGTGAACATTATTTCTAATGATCGTAAGTGTTGTTGTGTAAGAGTATAGTTGATGTATGAGGCAGAGGTGAAGTCGTAGAGTTCATTTAAACGTAGTTGGTATCTCAAGTCAAACATGTTGATGGTTGCTTGTGAATCCATAATAGGAAATATACGTGTAACACCAACAATATCTACATGATTACCATGATCATCTACAGCAACAGTTGGACTTAAATCTAAATATCTATTAGTCAAATCTTGTGCTGTTAATGAACGAACATAATATATTTTCTGTGTACCATCAGCATGTCTATCAACAAAGTATTGAATAGCATCGGTAATTCTATCTTCTATTTGATCATCATCTACGTTAATTTCTATTACTGGAAAACCAAGTCTACGAAGACAATAATTTTTAAAATCTACTCTTGAAGTTATATCTGCCATAGTTAATCTCTAATTAATTATTATCTATTTATATCAACGCCACTTAGGACCATCAAACCAACATGCTAAACTATATCTTCTCCCTTTTGTTACTTGTGTCGCGGCATGTTCTAACACCGATGGAAAGAATATTGCAGTGCCTTGTGTACGAATATCTTCTGTTTTTGGATAATTTGTTATGTTATAGAATTCCAGATTTCCACCTTCATATGTTGATGGATCGGTTAACTGTATAACACAGGTCATTTTTCTATGATAATCTGGATCATTATTCATCCAAAATACATCGTGGTGTCTTTTGTATTCACCTAGATAAGATTCATCATATTCAGCCAATTGAATGTAAGTTATTTTGGTGATGTGTACACCGAACCATTCATCATTTGCTTGTAATGCCATCTTCCATACTGAATCAAACAACCAAGTAAATTTTGGATCTTGTTGATGTATGAATCTAATTTTACTTCTTCTATAATCGTCTTCTGATCTTACACCACCATTGACACCTATTTCAGCATCTTTTGATGGTATCTTTAATCCTTCTTCAAGAATTGCATTACATACTTCTGGTGAAAAATAATTCTTAAAATAACACCACTCACCTTTCATCCAGTCCCCATTTTATTTTCAACCATATTCTTTCATGGAAATAATAATCAACACTTAATAGTATATGTAGTAGTGTTGCAAAACCAGTGCTACTGACAATATCTCCAGTAAAAAGGAATGTCCATAATATGGTGAATATCCAAGCAGTTAACCTATAAGTTAACATTCTGGTAATAGTGCGTTTGTGTGTCTCAATCATTGTATAAGTTGTCCTTCAAAAATTGATAGTGTGTTGGTAATTTTTCTATCTTTTTTAATACTTCATTTCTATGTTTTGTCCACTTTTCATAAACATGATCATAGAAATTTGGTGGTTCCAAATATGTCTTATCTAAGAAATCAACTCTTGCATTATCGGTAGGATTATATCCCATACCTGCTGCAATGTATGCTGTACCACCCATATCATTTGGATAATTCCTGTCTCTTAAATTCCTATATGATAGTATCGCACATTGATTAAATGCAAAACCTGGTTCATATATCTTAATGTCCAACCGCTATTATCACCCCATGATATGGTATAAGTGTATGGACTGGTCGATTGACTTATAGATACGTTGGCAGCAATTGCTCCTAATAAATTTGTAGCATTTGTGGACGTTGTAGACGATCCAGAAGATCCATCAACATTAACACCAGTTAATGATTGACTTCCACTAGGACGACCGAAATAGTTCTGTGTTGTACCAATATAGTATGTTCCGTTTGCAGATGCTTGCCATTGTGATTTGGCAGATACCCAAGTATAGGTAACATTATTACTGGTGAATGTTTGTCCATTAGTAGGTGATGAAGGAAAGTCTATCATCTTAATTTATTCCTAATTTTGATTTTAGTTCATCAATTTGTTTTTGTTGTTCTTTAAATGCTTCAATCAATAATGGTACTAATTTATCATAATAGACCGTCAAGTACTTATCATCAATAGGTGCAGGTACAACAATTTCAGGTAGAATTGCTTGTACCTCTTGTGCAGAAACACCTACTTCTCTTTTAACTGTGTATCCTAATGCCTGTGCAGTTTCATTTGCTTCATAATAGAATCCATTTAAAGACATTAATTTCTCAATTGGATTGTCTATATTTCCTAATTTGGTTTTTAACCTTTCATCCGAATAGTAGGATGTAATTGTAGCAGTTGCTCTAATTTCACCAGTGGTTCCAGACGCAGCCGTACCAATACCAAGAGAACCTAATTGTACACTTGATGTTGTTGTATACTGTGTTCCAGTAGGACCAGTAGGACCAGTAGGACCAGTAGGACCAGGAACAGTCGATGCAGGCCCGGTGGGTCCTGTAGGTCCGGTAGGACCAGTAGGACCAGGAACAGTCGATGCAGGCCCGGTGGGTCCTGTAGGTCCGGTAGGACCAGCAGTAATAGTTGCCCAAGTACCATCACCTCTTAGATATGTAGATGAACTTGCTGTTCCTGTTCCGAGATAAGATGTTCCCACTATTCCTGATGTCAGGTTTGATGCATTTAGTGCTGATAATGCAGTACCAGTTCCATAGTGTGTTCCTGAGAATGCGGTTGCAGTTAATGTTCCGGTGCTCGTTAGACTTGCTGGTGTTGATACAAGTGTTGTTGAATTTGCATAACCAAAATTTAACTGTGATGTTGATCCTGTTAGATATAATACATATCCATCACTAGTGCCTCCGGTATTCTGCAACGAAACCATTCCGCCATATGGTCCTTTTGATAATACTGCGGAAGTGGTAGTCCATGATTGTGGTACAGCAGATGATGATGTTGCACTTAATTTTCCTGTAACAGCAACAGTATTTGCTGATGCATCCAATCTGATTCCGAATGGAACAGTAGACCAAGGAGTAATACTTAATGAACCAGTATTTGCTTGTCCTTTGGAAAATACAACGACTTCATCTCCAGCTTGTACTATACCATTCCAGGATCCACTACCAGCATTTGCTGCAAATTGTATACTACCACCTGTAGAAGATTGTATGGTAGCACCCCCAGTTCCTTGTCCAGTTGATTGTACTGTTAGTCCTGTTAAAGTACCAACGGAAGTCAAACTCGAACTTGTTACATTAGAACTTAATGTTGAACCAGTTAACTGACCTGCTGGAGCTCCACCATCTATTGAAATGATACCAGTTAATGCCTGTGCAGCAGAAGCACGATTCAATGCTATTGCTGTGGTACCAACATAAAGTGTAGAGTTTGCTAATACTGTACTAGGAATTGTATTAAACAAGTTAGCAGCATTTAAATTGGTTATATTATAACCAATACCTGCTAATGAATAAGCAGAGAATGCACCAGTAGATGATATGTTTGCTATAGGTGATACACCAACACCACCATTATAGAATGTAATACCATCAGCAGGACCAACAGATATTCTACCATTACCGTTTACATAATCAGTAACAATACCATCAGAATAAGGTCCATTATAAGATCCAGTTGAATACATTCCAGAGAATACTGATAATGAACCAGTAGCAAATACATTCCCAGTAACACCAACACCACCATTTGCAATGATTGCACCCGTAGTGTTTGAAACAGAGGGTGTGTTATTACCAACATATAATTGTGTTGTATAAACATTTCCTGTAACACCAACACCACCAATAACTTGTAATGTACCAGATGTTGTATTGATACTCGCAACATTTGTTTTGATAATGACAGTATTACTTGCTTTAATACGCATTACCTCATTACCAGTGTTTACACCACCAGTTGTAAATATAATGTCGTTCTGTAGACCTGTGGAGATAATCATATTACCACCACCAGTTGATGTATTACCATATGCAATTAGGTAACCATCATTAGGACCAATAATATTATAACCAGGATAATTGTATGTACTACTTGCTACACCTAGGTCTAAGAATGTATCATTTGTTGTACCATTATTTGGTGTCAAAAAAATATCAAAAGATGCTTGTTGACCAGCATTGATATTTTGCATATTTAATCCAGTATAACC